AACCGTGTCCTCCCCGGCCTAAAGACGAGGCGCGCTAACAAAACCAAAAGACGACAAGATGGCTACTATCACGTGGTGTCCCAAGCGCCGTATTCTGTGCGGTTTCCAGGGTGACCAGGCGGTGGTCAAGTTTGACTATTCCGTGTTCGAGAATATCGAGCGTGGGCTCGTGACTCCTTCCATGTACAACTGGATGTCCTCCTGGATCCAAGGCACCATTTCCGTCGAGCAGTTGGACGCTCTGGTTCAAGGCGACCAGTTCCTGTTCCAGACGTACACGGAGGATGCGCACCGCGCGTACCACGATTTGCCGTGGCAAGAGCGCCTGGAGATTCACACCCAGACGGTGGAGAATTTACAAGCTGAACTGGATCAGGTTCAGGAAGACGAGAGTGATCTCAGACGTTACGAAAACCCGTTCGGCCCCAAGAGCAGTTTGCGCGCATCGTACGATGCTTGGTACACGGTTCAGTTCAAGGACTTGAGTAAGCTGGCTATGCAGCTCGCCGACGAGCTGGACGAAGAGTCTCTGTGGGAGCAGGGTGGTGAAGATGGCGCGTCCCAGACGGACGGCCCGCGGTATGATGAGATGGAGGAGTGAGAGACCAGTGGACCCGAAGGGTCCAGTGTGATCCTTTTGTAGTGTAATAGTAGATGGAACCGAAAATCAATGTCAAGAGTCTCTTCCAAGTCCCTCCCCATAACTGGCCCCGCGTGAATCGCGGAAATGCTATCGAACGGGTCCAAAAGATCGTCAAACCGAACCACGTCACGGGTATACCTAGCCACTGGCCCAAGATGTATTATGGCCAGACGCGTGCAAATTTAGCTCATAACCGTACGTACCGGAACACCAGTGTGAGTACTTTGCCTGATGGCGCATACCTGTACCTCATAGAGTACAATCCCGAGACAAACAGATACCACAAGAGCTTTGTCCGAGTACTCAACAAACTCGAGTCGGGATCAAGACACTTTCAGCTCCCGACCCTGAATAAAAACAGGGTCATCATAGCGGCGGGTGAACTTTCCAAGAAAGGGTCCCAAGTGCTCTTTAACTTGGAGAGCGGGACGTACACGAAAAACTTGATTAACAAGACTCGAAATTACATGACAAATTCAAAATATATAGCCTTTGTCAAGAACGCCCTTCGGAACGTTCGGCCCAGCTACACGAAGAACATCTTGGTCCCACAAGTCCCCGCCAACTTGAAAAACCTTTTGGAGTGTGGGAACGTGAGCTTCTATTTTGGAAACAAAACAAACAAAAAGGAGGCTGAGCTACTCAAGGCGGGTCTAAACACAAATAGTGCTGAGAATTTGATTCGACAGCTCTTAGCAAACCGCCAAAAAACGTGTCGGGTCTCGCCCAAGAGGAAGAGTGTGAGTCCACGTAAAAGTCCAGTAAAACATGTCCGCCGCACGCTTCGTTCAGGCACAGCTTATTGAACTTCGATTGAATTTAGATTCGAACCTTATCCGAGCTGTATGGGGCGGGATAAATATGACGTACTGGTCAACTATGAATCGGCTCGATGAAAAGACGTTGGCCACGATCAATCTACGAGTCGACGCGGCGTTCGAACCGTATATCAGACGATGGCAAAACGTCGAACCTGTTCGGTCCGTTCTAGAATTCGCGTGTGAAACCATCAAGGATGCAGCTTGGGTCGCTTTGGACGTTCCTTGGCTAGGGGATGAGAATGTGGAACCTCACGTGGGGGTCGTTCGACGCAATCTCATGGAACTCTTCGACAAAAAGTGGTGGCCAGTAATCAGCGACGCGATGCTTGACGCTACACCGAGCATCATCAAGGTCCAGAGGGCTTGGCGGCGCTGGGTGACGGACCCCAGCCACCCCGCGTGTCGCCGCCGTCTCCTACGCGAGTTTGAGGCCCTCTCAAATGACTTAGAGACCTTGACCGTATGATGTGTAAAGAAATGTACTGGACACTCCTGAAGCTTGTCGTCTTGACCTTTGCCCCCATCCTTCCCGTCAGCCCTCGTCTCAAGCACCCGGACCCGTCCAAGAACCTGTGGACTTTTGAGTGTGACGGGTTCACGTCGTTTTTCGAGGTGGGAAAGATCTTTTACACGGACACCCTTGCGGCTCAGAAGCTCACCAAAAAGTCTGCCTAAAAGATATGCTTATTACCGGACTCCCCATACGTCCCCCAAGACGGCCTCGAGTCGCACCTACACCCAAGGCGGAACTCCCGTTCCAACACGCCGCTGAACTTACAGGAAAGGCTATAGGTCTTTGGGTCATGTTTACCACAGCCACAAACTGGTGGATCTACCGAAAGATCCGAAAAGAAAAAGAAAACAAAAAGTAGATATGAAAGCCCTCTTACTCGGGATAATCCTTATGGCTCTCTATGTCGCTTTACGGTGCGATAAAGACGAGATACGTCTCGTAGACGTCCTTGGTCTCGTAGCTATTCTGTGTGTCGCGTGGGGCACCAGTCGGTACGCCGGTACAGGCCCCAAGCCCCTATGGGACCCGAACTAGAAAACGGGAGGAGGGGTGCACCACCGGGAACCCTAGGTTCCCGCCAAAATTCGGGTCCTCCCCTCCCCAAGCCGAACCAATTCTCATGTAAAATCAGAACATATGTGCCAGTGTCCTCTGTGCCTTGAACGAATCAACAGACCTAGCAATCAGCTTTCGTACCTTGAATTCGTTCGAGACTTAGAGTCAGGCGCCATAGAACATATAGGCCAAACAGCCGACGGACGACCGATCTACGTATGGACTGGTACCCAAACCCCCCGTTCTACACAACAGAGACGGACGTCGAGCTAGGTAAAATAGACAAAAAGCGTCGCGCGAACCCTATTGGCGAAGACGTGTACTTGAAGCCTGACGGCACCGTAGAGCGTGACGAGGACAAGATCATAGCTGCTCAACGCATATTCAAGCACGAGTACTATAAGCCCGACGGCCGGGCGTTCCAGAAGGGCCTTAAACGCTTCGAGGCTTTACAAATCAAAGAATGACAAGCATCTACGTACTAAAACTCCAAAGTGGGAAATACTACGTAGGTAAGTCACAAAACGTCCAGGCCCGGTTTCAGAACCACTTGAACGGTCAAGGGTGTGCATGGACGCGACTTTACCCTCCCGTAAGCCTCCTTGAGGTTCGAGAGAACCAGTCGCCCTTCATGGAGGACGCCGTGACCAAGGAATATATGAATAAATTTGGATATGAAAACGTGAGAGGGGGATCCTATTCTGAAATAGAATTGTATCAAGAGGACGTAGATGCCATTAAGCGTGAGATGCGTGGAGCCTCTGATAGGTGTCTTCGGTGCGGACGCCCGGGTCATTGGGCTAAGGACTGCTTCGCCCGTACAGAGGTCGATGGAACGCCTATTACAAATTCAGGGAACTCAGGATTCATCAATACAGCGGTTGCGTTCGCTACTCCCATCTTGATCACAGGGGCAGCAAACCTCTTAAAAGGCTCTAGCGCTCCTCAAGTGAACTGGAAACGCACAGCAGTGTGCTACAACTGCGGAAAACGGGGGCACATCGCTCCCGACTGCTGGTCCTGAAAACGCGTCTCGTCTTCGTCAAGGAGAAGAGTTTCTTGGAAACTCGTCCGGACAAATGATAACCTTCGTCCCGTACCCTGATGTCGTGGCGTGTGCTAAAGTTTTGGACTATAGGAGGCTCGGAAAAGAACGCGTTGAAGCATACCAGATTTGGAGAGCCCTTGTAGGGCTCTCCAAAGGCTGGGTCAACCACCCTGCGACCCAGATGTGGAAAGGACACACGTGTTTCTTAGCCATGTACTGTAACGCCATGATAGATGAGTGGGTCGCTCAAGGGTATCGCAATTTCATGGCAAAATTACCACATTGCAAAAACCCTTGCCCACCACCTTGGTGGGGCTGGCCACCCGTCCACTTGTCCCATCAGGCCGCTCTGAACCGTAAAAGGCCCGACTATTACCACTTTGAAGAGACAGAGTACATGAAGTGGGGCTATGTCTGGCCTACAAAGACTCAATTTCAGTTCAAAATTAAGGATCCGCGGCCAGAGGCCGTCTGTGAGCCGTTGAAACATACTCCTCAAAAGACCTTGTATCCGCGTGATATATCCGGACCTCTCCAGTAACGTAATCATAGTGATGTGTGTAACGAATATCGTCTATTGAATATGCGTCCTCGTCACCTTGTCTCTGCACATGGAGTCCCTCACTTCGCCCTGCACCCTTTGACACGAGCCAACGCGTATGGTCATGTGAGAGGACATCACTTTTTCCAATTTTATAAGGAAAATCATTTATGACCATCTCAACTCTACTGGGAGGAAACTTGAGTTTGATACACGTCTCATAATCAAATCCAAGTATCCTACGTTCCCTTGGGTCACAGAACCGTGCTATTCGGTCGATGATACGATTCATCCTTAAAGTTTAATGTCGTAAAAAAACAAATGCTGAGTCCGCGCACGTTCACACAGAGGAAGTACCTCGACCTCTTGTACTCGTCTGTCCCCGTTGTGATCGGTACGGGACCGGCGGGAACGGGGAAGACCCTTCTGGCGTGTCATGCAGGTTCCAAGGCGCTCGTGGCTGGCAAAGTCCAGCGTCTCATCATCACACGACCAGCAGTATCGGTCGATGAGCAACACGGTTTCCTCCCTGGAAACTTGAACAAAAAGATGGAACCCTGGACCCGACCCATGTTCGATGCCTTGTATCGCAATTTTAGTGTAAAAAAGGTCCAAGACATGATCTACGACCAACAGATTGAGATTTGTCCTCTGGCCTATATGCGTGGCCGAACCTTTGAGAACGCCTGGGTCATCGCGGACGAGATGCAAAACGCCACGCCGTCCCAGATGAAGATGCTTTTGACCCGTATTGGTGAAGGCTCGAAGATGGTCGTGGCTGGCGACCTTCAGCAACACGAGCGTGGGTTCGAAGAGAACGGGCTCTTGGACCTTTTGTGTCGTCTGAACCCCGAGTCTACCAATATGCGGTGCGTTCAGTTCACAGATGAGGACGTTGTCCGGTCCCAAGTCGTCAAAGAAATTCTTGGAATGTATTAGATGAGTGATAACAGGCTGAAAAACGCCATCACTCTCGACTATCTCAAGGGGAACAAGAACGTGTATCGCATATCCAGTCCCGATAAGAAGCATCACGTTCTGGTCAACAAGAACTCTTTGCTTCAGTTGGTAAAAAGCAATTATATTCGAAACTTGAGCACACTGAACCGACTTGTTGGGAAAGAGTTCAGTGGCCATACAGTCAACGCCGTCGCACGATTCCAGAATCACGGACCTGGTCGTCGCCCACACAACTATCCATGGGCATCGTATTTGTCTATGAATATGTACGGAAGGAACGGAAATTACATAATTCCACTATCAAATTACACGTTTGAAACTCTTCAGGGGAACTATGGGATTCAAAAGGTTCGCAACCCCGTTGGGTATACACCCTATCTCATGTTGAAAAACGTGAACAAGAACAAGCTCACGAATGCGAACCTTAGGGAGCTTCGGCTCATGCGTCGCCAAAATACCAAGAATACGGCCGAGGCTCTCAAAAAGGCGAAAAACAAGATCAAGGCGAACGCAAACAAGAGGAAAGCGAATATGCAGCAGCGAGCAACCAGGACTCTGTATCGCGTGATTGTCATAAGCACCAATAATAATAGAGAAACGACTCATCAATTTTGGGTAAATTCTAACGGAGTTAGAATCGCTCCACCTCGTCGTGAGAGTGTAATGTTGAACGTGAGAAATAACAATTCAGAGATGAATAACGTGTACAACAAACTGAACCAAAACTATTACGTCTACAATATGATGAGGTACAGACGCGTTTAAAGAAATTTTGGGTATATATGGTAAATGAATCCACCACGATACTGGTACTTCAAGGGTAAGTTCCCACTCCACGTGATTCTGACCTTTTTCCCCTATATGAGGCGGTCGCAATCGTGTCCGGACTTGAAGATTTTTAAAAACAAAACGTGAAAAACGTGTCCTGCCCGACCCAAGCCTCCTGGCCCCTCTCCCTCGGACCAAAAGTACATGATGGTGTCCAAGAGCCTCCTCAAGACGCTCAAGTACAAGCCGATCCCCAAGCTCACTCTCGAGCCCCCGCCGGTGCTCGAGAAGGAGAAGTTGTCTGAATGGGTCAGACCTAAGACTGTGGTTCCCGAGCCAACACCCCAAGAGCTCGTCGCGTGGGCCAAGGCTCGTGCGGCTCAGCACGCGGACGAGGCGGGAAACCCCGTGGAAGGGTGGGCGGCGCGCATAGCCGCTATGAAGGCCGATAAGCGTTTGTGGTACAGCGAGGAGGATGGGATATGGCACAGGCGCGGCATAGAGGGGTGAAGTGATTATAGTGTAATATGGAGTGTGCAATTTGCCAAGAGAATGTGTCTCCCGTTGATAGTTTCGAGACCCGGTGTCATCACACGTTTCACAAAGCTTGTCTGGGCGCGTGGTGTAATACGCGCAACTATTGCCCCACGTGTCGCGCCGTCCTCGTCCCTCCCCCGCCCAAGTGTTCCGCCGTCTGTAAAAACAATTTTCCATGTGAATTGAGGGCCCAAGAAGGATCTAGGTTCTGTTGGAGGCACGGTTAGGGGACGCACGCTTTCGTTTCGGGGAACTCTTGGGGGTTATTAGACGCTGCATATTAGAGGTTTTTGGGATCTCCACGTATCCCTTTTTCTTGTAAAATCCAACGGCGCTCCTCACGGCGTGATTCACATACACTCCTTTGCGATTCCTATTCTCAGCGTTTTTATAAATGGCATTCATGATATTGGACCCGTATCCTGTCCGTACCTTTTTGTCATTATTATTATAGACATGTTTCGTTGCCAAGAGTGTAAGATGATTCATTCCGTTCCCGTACCTTGGACCCTCAACAAACCCAAACCCAAGGACGGTATTTCCGTTATTGTTTAGAAGCAAATAGTTCTTGATTCTATTATTGAGGTAAGAACTGAAATAACGAAAAGGTAAACTAAGAGGTATTTCCACGAGTCTGAACGCTTGGCTACGAATGTTGGCTGATGTATTGAAAAGAGAGTTTCCTCGGTGTCCGCGAATAAGTTTGGGCATCCTAACATGTACTTATATTTTAACTCTTAGGGGAAGGGCTCTTACGAGGACTGTTAGACGCGCGTCTGTTCCCTGTAAAACGTACAAAACTGAGATTGCCCATGGTCACGGGTTGGCGGGTCATGGGGTTTGTCTGTGCGAGTCTGTTCCCGTTGATAAACATCCACGTCTGACCGAAATGTCCAAAAAAACTTTGGGGAGTGTAATAATTCGTCTTGCCTCCGTATGTTATACCAACTGCCCTGTTTCCAGGCCAGTTGGCAGCGGTGGCCAGGCTAATAGGGTCCGTACCCGCCTTTGACCAATTCACATTTTTTCTTGGAATATTCTTAACTCTTTCCTTTGCCACATTAGCAATACGGCGGTGAAGTTGAGCCAAAAAACTCGGCCTACCTTCTTCAAGTTTACGGACAAGAGCCGTGTAATATGGGCGAACAGGGGAACTGGACAGAAGCCTGCTGAGTTTGCGGCGCGTGTCTTCTACGAAATCATCATATTGTGTTTCAGCATCTCCTAAATCCTCTATGTCCAGGAGATAATCACAATGAAGTCTATATTCTCTGTTTGCTTCTGCTACTGGTTGCTCACGTCTCAGACGCTGTATCTCTCTATTCATAACTTGTCTTGGGGTGGCAGCCCGCCGAGGTGTGGGTGTGTTGCGAGGTGCGCGCGACCGCAGTGACCGAGTAGTTCTGTTAGGAGATGGCATCCCTAGTGTACACCCAGATAAAAACGCGAGACGCTGAACACTTGAGACGAAAAGATGGACTCCATCATACTCACACACCTAACTGACGATGAGCTTCTTGAAATTGGATGGACGGAGGACATGATTGACATTGGCCTGATTTCGGATGTACTCGCTTTCTTTTTCATCGCAGACGGGGACTTGTATGCAGTTCAACGCAGTCTTGGGGTGAGGAATCTAGATTATGAGATTACTGAGAATGTAAAGTTCCGTGGGCAACAATGGGCAGCCCTGATAACAACATGGAGCTGACCTAAAGACACGAGACGCTGAATAGACAAGACGAAAAGATGACAACTAGTAATGAGATTCCTACTATGAAATTCGTTATTGGAGACAAGGCCAAAAAACTAGTTCACACATTTCGCAAAGGAGGAAATCTTTCAGACTATGAAATTAAACTTTGCACCGATTGGGCTCGCGAAGAGAATGTGGTGTGTGCTTATTTAACATTAAAAGACGAGATTGTGTCATTTTCTGTTCTTCACAGGATGGACGTTGATCCTTTTGGTTGTCAAGAGAAGCCTCACCTGCTGCATTTTATTTACACCTTCCCCCAGTATCGTGGTCGTCATTATGCATCATATCTTTTAGAAGAAATTGCCAAAAAGTTCGAGACAACGTCCGTCTGCTCTAACAAGAAAAGCTTCAACGCACATATTCGTGCAAGTTATACACCAGTTGATGTCTCGGACCTTCTTGACCCCAACGGTAATGTCGTGATGCGATCACTTGACCGCAAGTTGCTTAATATGTTGTCATCTGGCAAATCACCGATTGGGACGGCTTATTAATTTAATACACCGACTGGAAGTGGGCCAGTCCCTCCTAAAAAACGTGTCCTGTACACCTCAAGCCCTTAAGAACTACAACCTCTTCACAGCCAAACAAGCATGGCTTCCGTACTCAGCATCCTCAACCGTCTCGAGGCGACCAGCAGCCGTCTCGAGAAGGAGGCAATTTTGAACGAAAATAAGGGTCACCAGACGCTGAAGGATGCCTTCCGTCTGGCGCTCGACCCAAGTATCAACTTTTACATCAAGTCTATTCCCGAACTCCCGAAAGATCGCGTCTGGCCAATGACGGACCTCGAGTCGACCTTTGAGATGCTCGAGGTTGGCTTGGCCGGTCGGGTTATCCGCGGGAACTGGGCGCGTGAACGCCTAGCCTTGGCTCTTGGCGCCCTCGAAACCAGTGACCGTGAGGTCGTGTGCCGCGTGCTCGGCCGGAACTTGCGGTGTGGAGTGAGCGAGTCGACGGTCCAGAAGATCTGGCCCGATCTGCAGCTCTCGTGGCCGTGCATGCTCGTAAGCACGGGCACCATCGCTTTCCCGTGCTTGGCCCAAACCAAGTGCGACGGTATGCGGTTCAACGCCGTCGTGGAAAACGGCAAAGTCACGTACCGGACTCGGGTCGGTAAGGAGCTTGAGCTATTCGAGGCGCTCGATAAGGACGTGCTCGCTCTCACGGCCGGTCAGGACTTTGTGTTGGACGGCGAGCTCCTCATGACGGGACCCAACGGCGAGACTCTGGACCGCAAGACGGGCAACGGACTCCTGACCAAGTTCCAAAAAGGCACTGGAACCCGGGGCCTGGCCCACCAAATACGGGCGGTCGTCTGGGACATTATCCCACTGACGAGCTTCCGGGCCGGTAAGTGCTCCACCGGGTACCGCGAGCGGCACCTTATGCTCCACGCTCAGAACTTGGAGCGCATCCGGGTCGCCCCTATTTCGACCGTGAATTCGATGGATGAAGCCCAGACCCTGTACCAACAAAAGCTGGCGGAGGGCGAGGAGGGGCTAGTCCTCAAGGATCCCAAGGGCCCGTGGGAGGACAAAAGGGTCAAGCACCAAGTCAAAATGAAGGCTGAGCTTGAGGCCGACCTCATAGTCACAGGTATCCTCCCGGGAACGGGCAAATATGAGGGCAAAATAGGCTCCCTCCAAGTGTCCTCAGCTGGGGGCACAGTCACGGCTGCGGTGGGCACGGGCCTCAGTGACGAGGACCGGTCCAAGGCCCTCTCGGAGTATATCGGCAAGATAGTGGCCGTCAAGTACAACGCGCTGATCACCGACAAGAAGACCAAGGCCAAGTCGATGTTCCTCCCCGTGTTTGTGGAGATCCGGGAAGACAAAGTGACCCCCGATACTATGTAATTTTGAACCAAAATACCCCTCGTACCCAAAAACCGTGTCCTCCCCCTCCCAGCCCCCACTAGCCCCTCTCGCTAACCAGACCCAAGACAACCATGGATCCCCAGACCCTCCTCTACATCCTCTGCGACAAGCCCGAGTTGACCGACTACGTGGCGACCTGCGTCATCAAGTACCGCCTTCCCAACTGGGAGGACGCACTGGAGGCTCAGCAGGAGTGTGACGGCGAGGAGGACCCGATCGAGTCCGGCTACTGGGAGTACATGGTCCACGTCCTCGGCGGTGACCCAGAGACCTACCAGCCCATAGCCCCCAGTGAATACTGTGACCCCGTGTAATAGAAACTCAATTCATTTTACAAAATCCGTTCCAGCCATAAGAATTACTAATTCGTTCGCAAGGCCTTTTTGACCCCCTCGAGAACCCTATTTAACTATTTTTCAT